GCCAAGAGCAGCCATGACGCCAAGCATAGCAAGGCGACCGTTGAGCTGCTCAGCGCGTTCGTTATGTGGGACACCGTATGGATGATCAGTCATAATGATGGGTGGTTCTTTTGCGTAAATGTTTGTACGTCCACCGTCTTCAACAACAGTAGACATCAGAAGTTAATGTTAGAGTTTGCAAGTTTGTCCATGACTTCCTGACGATAAGCAGGGTCACGGTCATAACGAGGATCATTCATATCTCGAACAACCTCCGCTTGACTACGGTAACCGTTTACAGCCTTTGCAGGTTTGCCTTGTAGCATGTTGTTTTCGTAGCCCACGGAATCATTGTATTGAGATTGAAGACCTCGCAGAGCAAGGTTGATAGCAGCCACGTTACCAGTATCGATAACGTTGTCAAAAGCTTGAACAGTATCTGCATCAAGATTGTCTGCAGCCCACTGTGTCATTTGTTGATACTGCTGCTGACCACCAACACTGTCGTAGATTTGACTGACCTCTTGATCAGTCATCTCACGTCCAACAGGTTGCTGTGGTTCTAGTTGGGATTGATACCTAAAGTAAGCATCGACCAGATCTTTAGACTCCATGGAAGAAAGTTTCTCCAGGGTCTCAGTGCTAAGTTCACCGGATTCTGAGAACTCAGAGTCCAGCGTTCCGATAAACTCAACACCTTCATCAGTTTCTGAATCGTTTGCATCTTCTTGAGCAGGTTCATCTTGAGCTTGCTCTTCAGTTTGGGTGTCTTGTGATCCCAGTTTCTTTTGCAGTTCAATGTAAGCTTGCTCTAGATCTTGAGCACTCTTGTATTTACCCGCAAGTAGTTGATTCTGCGAGTCTTCCATTGCCTGACCAATGGCAAGGGTTTCAGCATCACGTTCTTCTGCGATCTGAATTGCTTGCGGATCGTTACTAGGATCGTAAGTTAGAAGTTCGGCCATGTATTATTGGGGTGAAACTGCCTCAGCAATTAGTGCCTCAGCATTAGGATTTTTAGAAGGATCAGCGATAGGTGCTTTCAGTAGTTGAGGTGCCATCTGCATCTCTGCCATTTGCTGTTCTTGTGCGTTAGCAGCATCAGCTTCGGCTTGCCTATCTTCAACGCTCTTGACAAGGTTCAGTACGTCGATACCTTGTGCAGCAGCAAGACGTTTAATAGCTTCGTCTGCGTTGATGTACTGCATCATAGCTTCAGGACCAAGGGTCTGAGCAACAGTAGTAATGAACGCAGTCAAAGACTCACGGTCTTGACCACGACCCAGAGCATTGATACCTGCAACGATCGTAGGTGCCACAAGATCCTTAGGATACTTGGGCAGCTGACCGCTGCGAGACAGGACCAACAGTTTGCGGTTGAGATAAGGGACAAGGAACTCAACAGTCAGCAGAGAGAACAAGCCACCCAGTTGTTGTTCGAGTTCAAGTTGTGTCAGCCGTACCTCTTCAGCAGTGGTCCGTTCAGACTGACGCACAGTCAAGACAAGGAACGCTTCAAGGATGCGACGCTCAAGAGTCTGCATCATCTGCAGGGCTGTTGAGAAGTCAGCAGTCTTACCGACTTGGATGACACCGATGTCTTCAGGTCGTCCTTGTACGATAGCTCCGTTGCCTGCCTGGGCGATTGTCTGTGGCTTGGTAGTAGAAGACGGACTGACCACAAAGACCACCTTAGCGGCGCTTGCAGAGCCCTCTACCATTGCCTGTGACAGAGCGTTGAGTGACTTGAGATCCCCAAGGAACTCTTCGACACGTCCACGTCCGTAGTTCTCACCGTCAACAGAGTTGAACCGGAGAACCAGCCAAGGGTTTGCATCAGCAGGTGCCTTACCATCTGTCTTCGGAATAATTTTGTCGAAGACTTCTTGGTGCCACACCCATCGATTGTTATCTAGCTTGACGTGAGTATAGATCTCTACGTCATCTCCATGAGTACCGTAGGTTTTACTGGACACAGAGTTAGTTGTGTGCAGATCCTGCAGTTCTTTTGGAAGCAGTTGTTTGTTAATAAGTTCTTTGGTTACGATCTCAATTACGTTACCATTGCCGTCACGTTCTACGACGTAGCGGTTGAGTGGATAGTGTTTGATCCCATCCTTACCCATAAACATCAGCGCATTACCACCAACCACCAGGTGCTTGATAGCTTGGTGAACAGCGACACGATCACTTGAAGAAGCAATCGAATCCATCACCATGCGTTCCATCTTGGCAAAGCTAAGATCTAGTTCAGACCGGATCTCAGCAGGCAGTTCAGTGCCGAGCTTGTCGTCACGGATCTGCAGCTTAAAGAATGAAGTCTGAGGCGGAAGCAAAGCAAGCATCAGTTTAGATGCAAGAGTCACTACCGATTTAGATCCAACACTTTGCCAAGGTTGGCGTAGAGTTTTATGTGTAGGTCGTATCTCATCACGTTGGATAAGATACGGAAGGGTCAGTTCAGAACACTCAACTGCGATGTCAAGAAAGTGTTGCCGGTAACTACTTAGATGATCGTACCTGCTACGTGCTTTCATTAGCCTAGGTTAGTTGAAGATCCTTGTTGTTGTTGTGCAATACGCAAGCGGTCCATACCACGTGCGCCAGTGCCACGAGTCTTACGCTTCTTGCTACGGACAGTCGTAGGCTCAGCGCTCATTGTGGCAATGTTAGCTTGCATGGTCTGCTGCATTGCAGCTTCCCGTGCTCGGTTTTGTGCTTGCATTTGAGCCATGCGCTGTTTGTTCTGTTCTTCCTCACGACGCATGTTCTCTTCAAATCGACGGGCATCTTCACGTGCCCGACGTTCGGCATCACGACGTGCGCGTTCCTCGCGCTCTGCTGCAGCTCTAGCTGCGCCGCCTCCACCGCCCATAATTAAAGTTCCTCGTTTGTAATACGTGATTGAATCCAGTCCACAACACTACGTTGACCAGCTTGATACATGATCGAATTGATCTGTGCATCGGGACCGGGATTGGTCAACGGAAATCTGTCCTCCAGTTCGTTGACCAGAGCATCCACAGTCAAGCCTAAGTTAAGCGTACTGTGGGAGGTTTGTATTTGCATGTTCAAAGAAAGCAGGCATACGAGCTGCACGGGTGGCAGACAGTTCGGGCGCTTTGCCCTCATACATTAGCCGATCGCTAGAATCGATCCAAAATTTTTTGTCCAAATATTTATCGGATGCACCAACCTTAAGAGGTTGCATCACCCAGTTGATTGTTGCCTTCCTGAGTTTGTCCAAGGAAGGTGAAATTTCCAGACCCAGTTCTTTACATACGAGCGAGTTGCAAGCGACGTGGATTTGTTCGTCTCGACTAATGTCGGCTGATACCGTACGCATACCTGCGTCACCACAAAAACGAAAGAAGGGTAAAAGAACGAAGAAAATTGCACGCTCGGCAACCATTGCTTTGGTGACCGTGTGATCAGGATGCGCAATCCACGCTTTCTGTAGTGCCAGTGCCTCTTTCTCCGCCACCTCGTCAACGCCGTAAGCATTGGCGATGTAGCCCAGAGCGATGTCGTGGTTCTCTTCATCTTTGACGTTTGATTCGAGCAGCGTGCGAGCTGCAAGTGGAATACTTTTCTCAAGAGCATCCGTAATAAAATCACCGACTGGAAGTTCCATGTGTCGAAGTGCCAAGGCTCTGTAAATAGTTTCCTCAGCACCCTCTTTGCAGATACCAGCAGTAGTTTGCACTGGTGTCCACTTGCGCTTACGCGCCATCAGTTTATCATAAGGGTTCATTCTTGGCAGTCACAAGTAAAATCTTCATTTAGTAGGTCTGCCAGATACTCATCGACGTCCTCTTGAAGCGCTGCATAAACATCAGACTTATCTTGAGTGTCGCCCATGACTTGCAGACTGTAATAAAGGGAGGTCTGCGGAGATTGCAACCACTCTTCGATAAAGGCTTCGTCGTACGTGACGATATCACTCCAACTGTTGAAGCTATACCCGTGAAGAAGTCCCGTGCGGTCAAGCAACGTCATGATGCCATCAGCAACACGCTTGTAGTTGTCCCAACCAACTTCTGAGGCGATCTCTACATCGCCATATTCAAATGTTTCAACACCGAAGGTGCCGCTGTCACGGTCTACCGTGCGGCTGATCGGTGGTGCGATCTCTGGTGCGCTAGTGAAGCCATCCAGATCTTTGCTCCTGTAGCTACAGGACGCAGTGGGAGCAATCGCAAATGCACGTACCATGTTATTGGCACGAGCAACTTGGGCAGCACCCTCAACACCGATGGCAAACTGCGAGACCAGCTCATAGGCTGGTGTCCGTACTACCTCACCGTCGTTGTACTGCTCCAAAGCAATACCAAACTGTTCGTAGGTTACTCCGTAGCGCCGTAGAAGGTTAGCAAGTCCGAGTAGTCCCAGCCCAACTTGTCGGTCGGTTTCTGAAGGGAGGTACTCACCGCTTTCTCCAACACCTGTTTTGCCATGGAGGCTACACAGCTCGGACATACCCTCAACAAAAGCTCGCGGGATATCATCGAACTCACAGGCACCGAGAGAGACATGCTGTAGTAAGCACGTTCCTCGTGAGGGCAGGTATACCTCCAAGCAGACATTTCCGCGGATTCGGTTTCCTTCATTGTCATACTTAACTTTGTTTAACCAGATGTCACCAGACTTAATGCCATGGAGCAGCTGTTCTTTAAATTCACACTCATCCCACCACTCAGGAGTGATGTTGATACAGCGCTTAACCCAAGGCAACTCAGACCTGGGAGTTTGAATGAACTCTAGAGCATCCTTATGCCGGAGATCGAGGTGGCACACCACAGCTCCGTTCTTGTAGACACCGCCGCGACGCAGGATTTCATTCAGTGTTGAGTAGATTTTGGCAAAAGAGACAGGGCCTGAAGCCACAAGTCCCTTTCCATTTTCTGCACCTCGGGGTCGCAGTTCCGACAGGTGGACCGCGCAGCCTGCTCCGTATCGCAGAGCATGCGACACAAAACGCCAACTTGCTTCGATTCCATTTTGTCCCTCCATTGTGTCTTCAACAACGAAGACTGTACAAGATACGGGCAGACGAGAGGTGGGATTATCGAGCCAGGATTGAACACGTCCGGTCCGAGCAATAAGGTTAGACATTAAACTAAATCAGATAAATCAGGTGGTTGATAGTTCGGTCCTTTGAGGACTTTTCCGTCCTCGCGGTAGATCGGTTTGCCGTCGTTACCTAGCTTGGACATGTTAGATATGTGGACACGCCTGAGCGCTTGCTCGATGTCCCAATCCATGTTCTCTGCGTACTGAGCGCAGACGTAAATTAAGTCAGCTAATTCTTTTAAGCAATCCGCTCGCTGTTGCGGATGCATGAGTGCCATGTCTTGATCTGCTTGAAGAAACTCTTTGAACTCTTCAACGATCAAAGTCCTTTGGGTTCCACGGCGGCTCAAGTCGTTCGGTATATTGTACGCTCGGCGGAACTCGATGGCTTGGTTGCTCAGCAATGACATGCTCTAATTCATTCTCAAGATAATGGATGGCTTTTTTCAAGTCGTCAACCTTACTGTCTTTGTAGCCAGCACGGCAGATGTACTTGATTGAATTACCGAGATGATAGTTAAGTCCCTGGTCTCGAATAAAATCCCAGACTTCTATTGATCCTCGGGTGTAATGGGTGGGTGATCTGTGTTCCAATGTTTTACTAGGTTTGAAACGTTGTTACTAAGACAGAAGTTCTGCCGTTGCAGCGCTAAAAACAAAGTAATGATGTCAGCTTTGTCTGCTTCGGGCAGCAAGTCTGTAAGGCGTCTAATCTTAAACTCTTGCTCCACCGTCAGTTCAAAGACCGGCGGCGGAGGGAGTCCAGGGAATGACCTTGTGTTCTTGTTGGTCATAATCTGTGTATGTAAGAATGCGTGCGAGTCTGGCATTAGTCAGGGCTACCTCTTCATCAAGATCTTTGTCAGCAAATGCTTTGACAACAGTATCCCAAGTGTAACCGTTCTCTTCAAACAAAGAGACAGCACGCTTGATTCCAATGCCAGGCACACCGCTGTAACCATCAGTCTGGTCACCAGCAAGAGTCTGGACTAGATGCCATTTCATACCCTCTTCGGCAGTGACTTCAATCACTTCCTCAAGGTTGAATAGTTTGCCAGGGATCTGACGCATGTCTTTGTCAGGGCTGACGATGATGTTACCAGGGTGAGCTGTAGCGTAGATACCCATGGCATCATCAGCTTCTAGCTCGGGCATCCTGATAACTTCGTAAGTTTTCTGCAGTTCAGAAATTACCCGACGATATCCACAGGGCTTCTTACGATTTCGATGCCCTTTGTATTCTGGGTAAATTTTTTTCCTGAAATTTCGAGAGTCACTGAAAAACAGCACCAGTTCTGGTGTGTCCCACATGAAGTGGTTCTTGATCTTTGTCAACTCTCGCTGCACGTTGGTCATTGCGTCTGAGAACTTGCTGACAACGAGGATAACGTCATCACCAAAGTCAATCTCATCCTCAGCACCAGCGCAGGATTTGTACACAATATAGTCGGCGTCAACTAACAGTTTCATCAGTGGACCTCCGACCAGTCCCTCCCTTGCTTTGCTTCTGCTTCGATTGGGAGGCGTAGTTTGTAGTATCTGCCAGCCTCTTCAGCGCTGCGTACCAGGGATGCTGATAACTGCTCTGCGTGCTCAGGGTGGCATTCAAATTGTAATTCGTCATGTATAAAGGCGAGCTGAGAACAACACAGCTCTTGTGTATTTTGGTGGTTGATGACCATCCATCGTTTAGCCAAGACACCAGCTCCTGATTGAAGCAGGTAGTTGAGTGACTTGTGTGGACTATCAACATGGATCTTGCGACCGTCTACTGATCGAACAAAACCCTTCTCACTCGCTGTCTTGATTGCCTCAAGAAGCTCGGCAAGTCCATCAATAGCGTCCACAAACGCGGACCTGATCTCCTTGCCTTTACGTTTGGCAGCGCTATCATTTAGGGAAGAGTCAAAAGAGTGTCCGATTTTTGCGTCACCTGCCCCATAGAGGAAGGCGTAGGTGACAGTTTTGACATCCCGTCTACTAATTCCGATTTTGTCGGCATTAACTTGGTGAATGTCTCCGTTAAGGAGGATGTCAGCGTAACGACCTTGGTCATACCTAGCAAGATAATGAGCAAGCATCCTGAGTTCAATGCCTGCAAGATCAGCACCAACCATAATTTGCCCTGGTGTGGGCATGAACAATTTTCTGAAGTCATGATCTGATGGGACTTGCCCCAAGTTTGGATTTCGGTGGGCGCAACGATGTGTATTCGTTGATACTGAACAGTGGTGGTGTATCCGTTTAGACGTCGTACATAGCTTCAGCCATGCGTTCGTGCCTTCCGAGATCATCCCCAATTTCTTCGTAATATCGAGACACTTCAGAAAGTCCTCTGCAATCGTAATCCCATCGGCAGCAATCTCTTTCAAGACAACTTCGTCGATGATGGGCTTCCCAGTAGGAGTCAGAAGCCTCGGCTTCCAACCATGAAATGTTTGCAGGATCCATGATATGTGATCTCTCGAAGTAGGGTTCAGTTCTTTGAGCTTGGTTATCTCACAGTCTTTTACGTATCCGTATCGCTTGTTATCTGCTTTAGGAGTAAAGCTTGATCCGAAGACGAAAGGATGCTTGTCGCGTAGTAGTTGATAAGTTTTTTCAAGTTCGGTTCTGAGAGACGATGCAAGTTGCCATGCAGAGCGCTCATCAAAGTACCATCCATGAAGTTCTTGTTTGGTGAGGATTCGTGCGACATCATGCTCTAGCGCGACCCACTCAGGTAGGGGTGGAAGTGATCGCATAGTTTTTTAGTAACAGTAACATCTTGTACACAGTAGTCTTCCATGTCTTGCGACCATTCAGACCAGTCTGTGTCTTTACCGAACGAACCTTTGTATTCAGACAAGCGGTGACCGTAAGCCTCTAGGCTGTGCCTGCCGTACAGTTGCAGCGGCATGTTCTTCCACTTGTGCTTCATGTCGATATCCCTCAGGTCCGTGTGGTATAACCGCGAGAGAAGAAGGGTATCAACGACCAAGGCGGTCGGTTCAAACCACGGATAGATTTTTCTGATGCAGGGTAGATCATATCCGATGACATTGTGACCTGCGATAACTTCAGCATCTTCCAAACGCTGAATGCCCTTAGTAATGGGTTCAGTATTACCTTCGTCATTGTAACGAAGGGTCTGGTCAGTTTCAGTATCATAGATGACAAGACAGTGGATACGGGTAACATCATCTAGAAGTCCGTTAGCTTCTAAGTCAAAAATTAACATCGTTCCAATGGCGGATAACGCCAGCAACAATGAACAAGTTAGTTACGAAGATCAATCCGTTAGTTAGAAGGTTTAGTGTTAGCAGTTTTATACGCTGCAGATCCCTTCCACTTGTATGTTTTGTCCACGAACTGTGCTTTTTCAACTGCTTCTGGAGTGGGTGGGTTAGGCGGGTGAGGCAGCCAAGGGTGCTCGATCTCGGATTCAGAAATCGGTTGTTGGATCAAAATCTGCTTCGGGTTGAGTTTCATTGAATTTACAGGTGGATAAATCGTAAGTCAGTTGACAGGCGACGCCAACCTCGCCAGAATATCGATTCTTAAGGACTCGCACTGTCGTAGCAGCTCGTTCAGCTCCACTCTGCTGATCCCGCTCGAGGGCAATGACTGCATCACTAAGCTGAGCAATAGAAGCGGATCCTCTAAGTTGCCCGAGCGTGACTCTAGCTCCCTCTTCATGGTTGACATCTGATGTGGTTCTCCGTAGGTGTGAAACAAGGAACAAAGAAATACCAGTACGCTCAACCAATGAGCGCAGCTTGGTCATAGTTGTGTCGATCATCTTACGTTCATCCCCATCAAGCCCGCTGAGCAGGATGCTGAGGTGATCTAAGAATACCACACGTGTCTCAAGACCGCTTGCCATGTACTCGATCCGTTCGTAGATGTGATCGGGATCATACGATCCGAAGCCATCGAACAGGTGCAAGTTCCACTTGGCAATCGTGTTGTTGAATGCTTCTGTCAGCTCAGATCGATCAGGGTCTCCGAGGTGGAGTGATCGTCCGACTGAGGCGGACATAAGTCCGAGAGCTGTACGACGGTTTGACTCTTCAAGTGCCAAGTAACCGACCCGTTCTCCTTTGTTAAGCAGGTTAGTACATAAGTCCCTACAAAAGGACGACTTTCCCGTGCCTGAGCCTGCAGTAATGCAGACAAGCTCTCCAAACCTGATCCCGTGAAGCTTTGATTGTAGTCCTTGAAAGGGGTAGTCATGGTCCGCTGGTGGTGAAGGAGTTGTAACAAGTTCGAGTAGAGTTTTTGCATCTACAATTCCGTCTGGCTTGTACTGTTCGTGTGAATAATTACACACAGCTCGGATAGCCTCACTGTCCCCAGCTTGGAGAGCGTCTGAGGCGTCCTTGTAGTCCTCTAGAAAGCCGATGAAAACCTTGCCAGGTGGTAGGACACCGGCAGCCTCTCTGGCAGCCTTCTGACCGGCTTCATCGTTGTCGAAGAACAGAACAATCTTATCGTAGTAATTGATCCATTCGTAGTTATGTTGGATTGCTTTCTTTGCAGCAGGCGCACCGTTCGGAATGCTTACTACATCCCAGTTAGGCTGAGCCTCCCACACAGACAGAGCATCCATCTCGCCTTCGACAATGACGAGTTTCTGTTCTTTCTTGGTAGTTTTGTGACGGAAGTTTTGCATTCCGTACAGGGTTTTGACCTCGCCTTCACAACGGAAGTCCTTATCTTTAGTTTTTATCTTTGCGCCAAGAAGTGTTCCAGCGCTGCTGAAGTAATGGAAGCGTAGGTTGTCTCCGTCTTTGTAAGCTTTGAATAGCTCACATGTTTTTTCTGAGATACGTCGCTTCTGCAGCCTTCCGGCTGAGCCTTGTAGGTGGGCATCTCGCATTTGATGATTGTGATGTGTGACTTCGTTGCCACTTGTATGTGTAAAGCACCTGAAACAAAATGCATGACCGTCTGAGTACAAAGAGTTTGCATCAGACGATCCGCAGTTGTCACATGGCAAGTGCCTCACGAACTCGCTCCCGGAGTTTTGCGTATGCATTAGCTTGCTGTTCGTGATAGGTAAACCATTCGTCAATCGACATCATAAACCCTTCAATGATGTTGTCAATAGTTGCAGGGTCTTCATTGTCTACATCAGCGATCATATCACTGAAATGCTCAGCGTAAAACTCAGGAGTTCCGTACTTGTAAGAGGTGTTCACAGTAACCACTTTAGGGGGATGTTTGCAAATGAGCACCACGGGATGTTGTTTCGTTCACACCACGTGGCATATGTAGTTTTACTTTTTTTAGAGATTGTGTTGTAGGGTGCCTGAAAGACCATACGAAGATCAAGGTCAGGGTTTTGTTCCTTGACTGATTTGATCTTCTTACGGTCTGCAGAGTCCCAGTAACCCTTGCACTCTAGATGTACACCGTTCGGAAGAACGAAGTCAGGGCAATAGGTGTGAGCGATTACATACGGGACTTTCTTACATTCGTATTCATATTTGACACCCAGCTCAACGAGGAGATCAGCGACCTTCTCTTCGAGTCTGGATCGGAATGCCATCAGTCGTTCAGTTGTTTTTCGATGATCTCTTCGACAATCTCGGAGACAGCACGACGCATCTCATACTTGAAGTCCGAGCGATCCGCCTTGTAGCGGGTGACGCTGATCTCAGGCAGAGAGACAGTGAGGGTGCCTTCGTACAAGCCGAGGGCTTCGTTCTTGTTGCAATCAAAGGTAATCATCAGAAATCGTCTTCGGGTTCACCGGCATCATTGGACACGTTGGGGTCACCAACCTTAAAGCCTTCGGTCTTGCCGAACAGCTCAGCCACGTCTGCATCGTCCATGTCACCAGTGTCAACACCAGCGGAGGATGCAAGCGAGATAACCTGCACAGCCTTGAGCTTCAGGCTAGTGCCATAGGTCACACCATCCTTGAGGATGTAGGGCTTCTGGAAGAAAGCCAGCTTGACCTTGCTACCACTGTACAGCGGAGTGCTCTCGTCAGTGATCAGTGTGCCTTGGGTATCAACCACAGGCGGTTTGGTCTCGTCGTTCCAAGTGAACTTCACCTGGTACTTACCTTCGGAAACCTCTTCCCAGGGCTCAGGCTTCATAACCGAGCGCTTGGGGTTCTTCAGTTTGGATTCAGCCCACTTCAGGGACTCAGATCGGTCAGCCTCAAGCTGATCGACGATCTCTTGACCGACCACAGCCATGAGCTTGTAGCCGAACTTACCGGGTTGCAGTACAGCTTGATATCCCTCAAGGACAACAGGCTGTTCAGTTTTGATGATGGTACGTGCCATTAACAGAAAAAGTAGGTGGATTCGATAACCGACTCAGGCTCAAGATCGCCTATCATCGGTGGGTCTGTCTCTGCCCCAATTTGTTGGGCAAAGGAAGTTAGGTAGTCATGCTCCGCAAAGAGGTGCATGTATGTCTCACGAACAATGGTTGAAAGAACAGACATGTCAGTAGCACGACAAAGAACCGAGTCGTGTATGAGGGAAATCGGAGCGTCGAAGCGTAGTGCAGATAAGTGCAGGAGGCTTGCATCGAGTGAGTGGATTAGGTTGGGCGCAGTAGCGTTCTTGTGGTGGTTCTTATCTACCGTGTCGCTGTCACCTGTTGAGACCTTGATTTGACATCGACCAAGTAACTGAAGCTCAACTGTTTGTACTTCAGGTTTCATCAGTCGTTGTGTCACAGTGAACCCAGAGGGTGTTTCCCACGTGAGTTCATCAAGACCACGGTCAATAGCGTTGCTGACCTCTGACTCAATCCACGACATCACAGCCATAGGTCCAGGTACAATGACATTCATTGCATCACGGACAGCTTTGACAGTCTCAGTCAAGTCATCTTTGTCAACTTCGACACCCTTCTCACTCAAGGCTTCACGAATGTAGCCACGATTTGAGTAGGGTTTAGCATTGTAAGGTACGGTCATCACTACACGTTTGACCGTTTTCCTGTCCATGTAGGGTTTGATGGAGTCAGGAACATGTGGCGTAGCTTGTGTAGCGACAACCTTGTATGCATCCTGTGGTTCATCAGATGGCAGAACATTGACCAGTTTAGCGGTAGAAGCATCTCTGGCAAGACCTGCCAAGATCTGAAGACCACTACATGTAGCGTCTGTAGCTACAGGTAGGTTAGTGAAGCTACGTGTACATGAAATGACACAATGGAAATACTCTTCACATGCAGCCAGGAATTGCCAAGGCTCATCTGCGACCTCCCATTCAGGAAGGGAACCGATAGGATCTAGAGCAATACGACTGATGATTGTGAGATTGTCTTGTGTCCATGCAAGACGTTCAGCCATGGTTGCCTTGTCTAAGCCGTACGTAGTAGCGACCTGAAACGACAACCATTCCTCTGCCTCAGGTGTCATGAATGACCCTTGATGGAACTTGAGGAGTGACTTACCGAAGTCTGTATCTTGAGGTGTTAAGAATGCAGGGATAGGGTAAGCACGACCACGATAATCAAACGACCATGGGATAAAGAACTTCTCATGTTGTTTGAATATCTTCACTGCGTTCATGGTCATCCTTGTACGACATGACTTCATGAATGCTTGTGCGTTGAGGTTACATACCTCTGCTGCCTGTCGTCTGTAGTTCTTGCGAGACTCTTTGTTCTCTGCAATATCTACAGGTTTAGGTGGCAGTGGTATCTCCACGACAGGGATGAACTTACCTACCTCAATACCTCGTTCTTGTAGTGTCTCTGCGACATCTACTACGAATGTGTTGAGGGTGTATGCTACCTTCTGAATCTTGTTCAGAAAGGCGATAGGTTTTTCTCCCTGTATACGGCAGGGAGCTGAGCGCCTAACCATGTCATGACCACGCATGACCTCGTTAAGCAAGTAGCCGCCTGGTGTCTCATTGGTCCAGTCGTTAGGCTCGATCAGCATTGGCCAGGCTAGTGGGCTGAATAGCTCAGCGTTACATACCACCTGATCCTTGATGCTCATGAACTCAGGTGTCGCAGTCACATAGTTGTGTGTCTTGCGTCCCTCTTGTCGTGTGTCACGCATGAACCAGTTGCTTGACTCGCAGATGCAATCAAGTAACCAACCGCCTAGCTTGATACGGTTAGCCCTGCCCCATGCATTCCAATGCTCAACGTCATACCGATTCATGAGTGTGGTTACGACCTTGACCTTCTGGTGTGTACCAATAGATCGGTGGAAGTAATTCTCTTTGATGGTATGCAGCAAGCCAGGCACAGTGCGTTCATAGTAACGCATCATGCACTCGTTCTCGATAGCCTGACCGATAGCATCGGTGACATTCTGAACCAGTGCGTTACGTGGCTTAGGGCTGAACACCTTGTCAAAGGTAACCTTGCAAGCGATAGCTGCTGCTGCCTCAGGCTCTATGTCCTTGAGCAGGGCTTTGATCTCCTTGAAGTGTTGACCTACGAAGCCACGCTTTGCACGTGCAGCAGTGTCATGTATACGTGCAGCCACAAGAGGCAGAAGCTGCTCAATAGAAGCCACGCCATACACACTAGCTGAGGCATAGTCTTTGTCTTCTAACTTAGTTGTGTTGTCCCTGAGTTGCTTGAGTCCTTGGCGTATCTGTTCACGCTCAAGTTCTACTTGTTGACTGATCTCTGCTGGTGTTGCCAATTACTCCATGTATTGAGTGGACATCTCATCAAATACCTGCTCAACCATGAGGTCAAGCAGCTCTTCACGATGAGGGTGAAGCTCGATCTCATGGATGAGAGTATCGAGGCGGAAGTTGTAGGTGGCTTCAGTCATCTTCGAGGGTGTTGTCAGGTCCAATGTAGTGTAGTACATCGTGAGTACATACTGTGAACTCACATGTCTTGTCATTCACAAGCTGACGCACCTTCTCTTCGGCAGCGTGTTGACGCTTGTAAATGAACTCTTTGGTTTTGTGTGTCTTGAGATTGGTGGTGCGGATGATGCATGCTATGTCAGCAGGCAGCTCCCAGCCAGCTACCTTCCACTCCATAAGTTCAATGAACGTATGAGGTACGAAGGCTTCATCTGGTGCTTCCTTGTACATCTTCCAGTTGTTAGGGAAGTAAGGTTGTTTCTTACCACTCATCAGCTTGCCTCACGTCAATCAGTTTGTCGTTGCGTTCATGGGACAACTCTAGAGCCATCCATGCGGCTGACTCAGAGTCGGGTGCTAGCAATGAGATAGTACCTGAACGCAGGGTCACATCATACAGTTTTGGTGACAGTTGTTTTTGCATTGGGTTTGCGTTTGGGAGTTGGCTTGGGTTCCTGTTCTTCAGGCTCTTCAAGTGTTGCCATGTATGCATCATGGAACTCTGCCTGCAGTTGTTTGTACTGCTCAACCGTAGGTGTGTTAGGTGAGCTGTAATAGTGTAGCCAACATTCGACTGCATTGAGTAGCAGCCATTCACGTGATCTAGTCATTGAGTACCTCTACGTAGTCAAGATACATACGAAACCAATCGCTGTATCCTTTGGTTGTTTTGTTAATTGTAGCTTGCCATGGAGAGTCCATGACACGCAAGCAATCATTCATCCCGCTGTACCACAGCTCCCACGTTGCGGAGTTGTTGCAGTCGCTTTTCATACTTGGTTGATGCATTGTTTGCACGAGAGTACACAGCAAGGGTTGAGAGTAGACCGACACAGCCGATCACAGCAAGGATGATGTTACCTTCAGTCATTTACAGTATTTGGGGTCAAGTTGACAGAACTGAGACATACGTTGGTCTTGTATGTCCTTGAGATGGTTAGCAGCATTCAGACCGATTCTGGCTGCCACCAAAATGATGATTGTGAGAAGTACTATTCTCATGCACTGTGCTCCAATGCTACGTCCATGAAGTAATCAATGAAGCTATCAAGGATGTGTGTTTCATCCTCAGTCAGTGAGTCCATGAGTTCTTTGTTATCAATGGCTCTGTTCATGAGCTTGAGTACAACGTGGAACTCATCAGGGTACAGGTGTACCTTGGTGCCAATGTGTTCAGTCATTGTTGTTATGCTTATCGAGAAAGGTTTGCAGTTTGTCGATCATCTCTTGAGTGCGCTCAATCTGATGGGGACGGAGTGATTTGATGTCGTCAAGTATACCATCATTGGCGCAGATAACATTGCCAATGGTAGTGAACATCTGGTCAACGCTGATACCCGAAACTTCAATGCGTGACTCATCGTCATGAATGAAGTTCATGGTGTCGTCATGCTTACAGTAGAACATGTAAGCGTTGTTGGCGTGAAAGGTGTACGAAACAATAGGTGCGTTCATGTTGTTGGGTGTAAAGAACACGTAGCATGAGAGCTACAGAGAGGGATCGTAATCCCTCAGTGTAACTATCAGTAGTTGCGGAAGAGGTAGGTGTTCTCTTGGAACTGCCACTCGTGATAATCAAAACGCATCTCACAGTTCCACACAGACTCGAAGTCAATGTGGTTGCGGAGCATATGTGGTATGTCCGTGAGATAACCGGAATCATCGAGCATCTGCTCACAGTACTCTGCGAGTTGACGGTCACCGTAACCCTCAAGCTCAACTTCGAACCTGTCTTCGAAGTCCATGGCAGTCTCGATACCTTCGTCCTTGAGTAGGTCGATGAAGTTATCGTAGTCCTGTTCTTCGATAATGAAGTAGGTACGATCAGAGATACTGTCGATCAGCTCTTGAGTGGCTGCGTCCTTGCTGTCATACCAGGCAGCAAACGCATCACGAGCAGCGACGAACTCGGGTGAGAGAGTAGGCATGTGAATGTAAGCAAGTGAACAAGCGTAGCCTGTGGGCTACAGAGAGGGCACGTATGCCCTCAGTGTAACCTACATCAGACGAGAGTCAGGCAGGCAGTCCGCTCAGGGCGGATGCAGTTCTGGTTAACCCAGAAACCAAGGCTCATGTTAGGGTTGAGCATCAGGTTAGCGATAGCACGACGGCTAACGCCAGTGTACTCGTAGCTGTAGCCGTTGGCAAACTCAACGAGGACAACGCCGAGGACCGGCGAAACCTGAAGGCAAGCAACAGCGTCAGAGGTACGAGGTTGGATGTTGAAGAACATGAAATGTTAAGCGAGTGAACAATGGCTGCGTCCTTGATGGAGCAGCAATACCTACCAGCCCGACTCGAACGGGCAGGGCGCCGGT